ACTGTTGAACTTCTTCAGCATAAACATATCGACGAGTTGAATCTAGAGAATCATATTGACCCGCAACCATTCCACCGAAATCGAAGTTCAAAGCGGCAACAGGCATGCCCTTAACGTTACCACTTTTTTGAACGATCGCATCAGCACCCTTGAGGATACCCATGAAGATTGTCTCAGTGTTCCAAATTTGTGATTCGCTTGAAGTCGCACCAGGTACAGCAGTCTCACGTCGAGCTTCACCAACATAGATGTTCGGAATACCTAAGATGTCACGCAATACGGTTTTCACTGCTTCATCATTCATGATCATGCTACCACCCGACGCAAGTCCTTGAGCCGCAGTTCCTGCATATCCTCTAACCTCAGGGTTACGAGCTAATGCACGAAATACACCACGACCGAAAACAAGAGTATCTGCATTGATGCCATGAGCCGCCGCAAATACTAGGTCCTTGAGTTTGTCAAGTCCTGTAAGTGCATCAGTTCCCGCCGCATCAACCTTGCCTAGCATGACATTTGTACAAGTGTCATTTGAGAATGAGCCTGTATCAAAGATCAAGTCAGCGGCTCTTTTCTCTTTTGCTAACATCATTACACGGCGAACCTTGCGAGCGATACGAGCTTCTTCACCACCAGGATATTGACTATCGATGATGTCTTCCATCGCGATACTGTCTTGAGCAGAAAAGATTTTTGCTTTGAAGGTAAGATTTGTGCGATCAAAACTTCCGATGTTTGCACGACCTGCACCTGGAGCACGCTCAAGATCTAGACCAATACCTGCACCCATGAAGTTACGAGAGTTCTCTAAAAGAAAAGTTCCACTTCTCTCAGGTACTTTCACGTTTTCAAAGATTTGATTTGCAATCAGTTGGTTGTCACTAGGCACTACCTCAGAGACAAGGCTTGTGAGTATCTGATCGACTGGATGAATTGTACTATATGAACTAGCCATCTATAATCTCCTTAAGGAATCAAGTTGTTTGGGCCTGTGAAAACGATTGAGAATTGATCGTTTGCCGCCGCACTTGTTTGGTTGATGTTAGGAATGATACGACCGATTGCATAGTTGCCACTTGTCGCATGTGTTAGCAGCTTGCCCGCTGTTGTAGCCATTACTAGTGACGCAGTGTTGAAAGTGATAGAACCACCTGCAATAACACGAGATACACCACTGATGATGACGTCAACAGGTTCACCCGCTGAAGCACCACGTTGAGCTACACCAACACAAGCTTTGTCTGTTGCCGCTGTAGTAACTGCAACTTTGCCGTTGCCATCGATTGAAACAAGAGCAAACTCAGTGATGGTGCCTGCCGCGATAAATGATTGTACGATATTATTAGCCATGATTATCCTCCGAATGCTTGACGATAAAAGTCTGGTTGTTGTTCACGGAACAAGCTCAATGCGTCGCTATATCCGATTTTCTTTTCTTCAGCTAAGGCACGAACTTTTTGATCAAGTGTTCCTTTGCTAATCTCTTGACCACTTGCACCATGACCGACCTCATCCAATGGCACACTTGAGTTCACAGGACGCTCGCTGAACATGTTCCAAAACTCTGGTTGTAGTTCACGAATGTTCCAAGCTTTAGAAGCAACGTCTTTCTCTGCAACACTGATCTTGCCTTCACGAAGTAAAGAGCTGACAGCTTCATCACATTTGATTCTTGTGTTCTCGGCTTCAAGATTTTTAACAGACTCACGAAGTGCTTGAACTTCATTTAACAAAGCAACGTCTTGACGAAAGTTCTCACTCATTTTGTTGTGATCCTTCTCATCTTCTTCCTTCATTTTCTTTTCGTCTTCTTTTTCAGCTTTCTTCTCGCTGTCATCTTCAAGCTCAGTCTTCTTCTCAGCTTCATCATTTTCAGCGTTCATCGTTGCATCTTGTTCGTCTTTCATTTCCTTGAGTTTTTCTTCAAGCTCTTTGACGAGTTCATCTTTTGCCGCAAGCTTGGCTTGCAGTTCTTTGACTTGTTCTTCCATAAGGTCCTCGCTTAGTGTGATACGGTCAATTTTATTGTGTGATTGTGCGGGTCGAGGAGTCAGTGTTATAGCAAGCAATTGAGCATCACCAACTTTGTCCCCTCCATCCCTTGTAAATATCTCTCCATGGATATATTCTGGTGAACTCCAAAGGATTCCTCCAGACTTCTCAACGACCTTCAAGCCTTCCTCGTTATAAGCAGGTACAGCGTAAAGCCCATCGTCTTTCACTTCGAGATCTATTATCATTCCAAGTGCAATACCTGACTCAGGTGGAGCAGGTGACTTTCCTTGAAAAGGTGAGGTCGCATGTTGCCAATCAATAATGACAGGATCATTGACCTTGCGTTCATTGAATACTCGAACAAGTTCATTGAGAAGATCAACACTGATCTCCTTGCCAATAGCGTCCCCACTCATGCGAGAACTTACTTGTCCTAGTGACAATGTTTTGAATGTTTTACCAATGGTCAAGCCTTCAGGAACATCATACTCATTGAGTGCGTTCACTTGAATTGCTTCACCATAGGCTCTTAATTTTTGATTCTTCTCATCGACTGACTTCATTTGTTTCACTACCTTTCGAGCAAAAGCAAAACCCGCGTCTCCACCCCAACCGTCCCAAGCTTGTCGACCCTTGCCATACTCATCCCACGTCGATCCTTTTTTGTCGACCTCATGACGTGTGAAGTATGCGAGCATACGCTTGACGGTGTCTGGTGATAATGTCTTGCCGTTTGCTAAATCACGAGCACGAGCGATGCCGACGGCGGTCATGCCTCTCTTAGATGGTGGCATCTCAGCACGTCGCTTGAGTGATCTCTTTGCCGCAGTGATTGCACCTTGAGGAGGTTTGAAATCAATGTGCGAGTATTTGTTTGGTGCGAGGCTGTAGACTTCAGACAAGTCGCTCTTTTGTGGATGACCACTAGGTAACAAATCAAGATCAGTGTTGTATGCTTTTTTACGTTCACCTGTACCAACAAGTTTGAGGAAAGCATTGACACGAGCTAAGGCCCATTGATCTCGACTTGTTATCTTTGGCCTGTGTGACACACTGAATGCACCTGCACCGCGACGATATACAGCTTTGAGCATACCGAGATCGACACGCTTTGATTTAGCTTTGTACTTATCGTTGTGCTCATCCTTCTTATTCTTGAGAGTCTTCTCAATCTTTTGGGATACTTCTATCTTTCCCCGTGATCCACCTGCTGAACCTTTGGGATTCTTTTTGCTCCCAACGATTTGATCCTTTTTAGGTGCAGGGGTTTGGGCTTTGGTTCGCTTTGATTTTAGTTTAATTTTACTTACCATCTCGTCGCCTCCGAATCAGCTGTTCAGCTAACATTGCCGCACCACCTCCCGCACCTCTTGAGCTTGCGGCTCTTTCAAGTGCTGAACGTTGTGCATCTTCTGGCAAGTCACCTGCACCAAGTCGTTCACGTATCGCTCGCTCAAGCTCATCGTCGGGAGTCAATAGTCCGAACTGAACTAGAGGACCGAGCATGCCCATCGATGCCGCGAGATCATCAGTATCTAAACCACTGTGAGTGAGCTTCGGCAGTTTGGATGGATCAACAGCTCCATAGTTAAAACGAATCAAGCGTCCTATTGTTCCACCACCTCGACGGTCTGGTCCACTCACTTGACCTGCGACAACATCACATAAGTTTATTGCGGCTCGACGAAACATTGAGAGATGTATCTCACCGACTGACCTTGATCCAGTATCACTTATTCCAAGGTTAGCAAATTGAGCAAGGAAAGCTTGACTGATTTGATTATCACATTCTTTGATTATGTCTAGAGGGCCTTGGGAATATAGGTATGGAGTTGTTGAATAACTATCAAACTTAACAGCAGCATTCTCGACGAGATACTGTTGTTCAGTTGAGAGGAAAGCTTGTGCTTGAGCCTCGGCTTCGTCAACCATTGCGTCGATATCGCCGTCGGTTAAACCTTGAAGTTCAGCCGCCGCTCTATCAACTGTTACTTTAGGAGTGGGTATAGCCCATCGATCAACACCGACACACATCAGATTAGCAACACGTTGCTTTGTCTTCCACCACCACCAAACAGGACGAAGCATTCCGACTCCCTCAAAGTTTGAACCTGTACGGTTCAAGGTGAGTAAGAGGAGCTTACTTGCAGGGATAGGTTGTGGAGTCTTTCCAATACCAATCACATTCTGAACAACACCATCAAGGTGCTGACCATCACGAGACAACCATTCGTTATGTGCTGATGGTTCACGATCAGCATAGTAGTCAAGCCATATTCTTGTATTGCTTTGAGAGTCGAGTCCTACCTTGTAGACTTCCTCAGCATATCGATATCCAATAGTGACATACTCGAAAAGATAGCCGAGTTGTTCTTCCCAAGATATTGACATGTGTCCTGATTGTCCATCGAATCCATATGCCTCATTTGCATATCGTGCAAACTCTTCAGCACTTGGATCACCTTCGATGCCAGGTTCAAATCTCCATGTTGCAGACAGTAAGGTTTGCCTCAACATGTGCCATGATCGACGCACGACAGGATCAGTCCTAAGCATCTCCTCGGCTGATCGCACCCAAGACAGTCCAGTGAGTTGACTGTTCTGTTCGTACCCACTGATAGTGCCACCACTTAATTGAGTGCCTGTAATACCAAGGGTTTTAAATCTAGGATGGAACGCTCTTAAGTGCTTTGTGCGTGCTTGACGATTCATGATATACCTCGACGAGTTCGAACTCAATCAAGCATATTATCATTTTGATACTGCTATTTGTCAATAATATCTTTTTTATAACATTGTTATCATTTTGATACTAAGTATCATCTTGATCACTTTCGATTAATGTTGACACGATATCATTGAACAACTTGACAGACTCGATGAACTCTTCATACTCAAACTTTTCATATGGCTCTATGATCATCTGTCGAGCTAATTGCACGATTGTTTTTGCTGTTTCTTCAGTCATCAGAATAACTCCATTTGATCACCTATAGGTTGGCTAATAGGTTGGCTTTGTTTCTCTTGAGGTATGCACCTTAATCGGTTTTGCTTTCCTATCTCTTGCTCCCTCAACTCCTTACGATCCTCGAAGTACTTTTTAATCTTGACGGACACAGCTCCCGCAAATGTGTTTGTATTTAAACCTTGATGAAGGCCACAATCCTTTTTTGCTGATTGCATTAAGGAGCTCACAAAAGCATCGCCTTCGATACTGTACAAAATATTTATCATGTCGCAGGATACACCAAAGATTGACAATGCTTTAATGACAGACATGGCCTTCTTAGTTTTATGGTTCTTTACGTTTTTGATCCATTGAAAATACACATCCTCACTCCTTGTGTTTGGATTTTCTAAATGACAGCTATGACAAAGCATTACAAAATTACTAGGATGATTCGATCCTCCAAGCATGTGAGGAATAATGTGCGCTCGTTCAAGCTTCTTCCACTCTGACCGAGGTTCAAAGCACGCAAAGCAGAATGGTGTAATGAACCCATAATCACTATTAAGCTCAAGCAGTTCCTCATCAAAAAGCATAGTGTCCCTATACTTATTTAGCCTACTGGTTGACTCTGTTGATAACCAGTATTTAATAATACTAATAGAACAAGGTCTTGATCGTCTACCTGTCATCTTAAAAATTCCTTTGCTTTGAAGCTCCAACCTTGACCTTACGGCTTCGAGTGGCTGACTGTTTTGGTTTGTATTTGCGGACTGAGTCAGTCCAGTGATGGAAGATACAATCGTATCTTAAAGCATCGAGTGGATCCTCCCTGCCATCCTTCTTGGGTTGCTCCTTCTTATCCCAAGCATACGAAAGTAATGCCTTACGGATTGAGTTGCCTGTTGCTCTTTCTCCCTTCTCCCACACCTCACGTGTGATCAAGTAGTTGTTTGAATTGAATGCACGCTTGAGTCGTTGCACACCGTTGAGGATATCGACGCGAACTGGATCAGTCGTTGATCTCAATGGAAGTCCTATGCCTCCTTTGTTTGGATGTGACCGAATCATTCTGAATGCTGATATACCTGTGTGATCTGATCTTGCTTTCCCTGCCTTGTCTGCTACACCTGTATCCAACCATACTCGATGACCAGGTGCGACAGACTGCATTGACCGAGGCCATGCAATACGGAGGATCATCTCACTAAGCTGCTCGATGGTGACTTCCTTTGGGTTGATCTCATGGACTATGACTGATGCTTCACGCACTTCATCATAAACGATAATCAGTATGGAAGGCTTACGAAATCCCCAGTCTATCGCAATACGTCCCGTCATAGTTGGGTTGTACTCAAAGTCATCGACGATATGTCTCTCCACATTGAACTCGGAATACACGAGTCCGCTTGGAGGTTTAGGACGATTCATGACCATCGCTTCACGCTCATCAGGAGGGAGTAACTTGGTAGCTTCAAACCATTCTTCTGATAAGTTAGCTTGATTGACATATGATGAATAGAACAATGGTTCACACTCTGCTTGTTCAGCAAGCTTACACCACCATGCATCTATCACAGGTAAGCCAACCAAGATCATGATTGGTGACGGTCCACTTCTTAGACGTCCTAGTGCTTTGTGTGCTACTTCAGAAGTTAGAGTCTGACATTCATCGATCAAGCATACACCACTTGTGATGTTCAAACCTTCAAGGGGATTGTGGGTTGCGTCCCTTGTACCTGGTCGATAATAGGAGCGACACCATATTGTTGATCCATTCTCTGTGTCAGTCCATTGCTTGAGAGTGTGATTGTATACCCAACCTAATGGAGCACACCACTTTTCAATCTCGGGCATAAGCACTGAATTGTATCGAGGTGTTGTATCTGTGACGATGAGCGATGACATGCCAGGTCGTAGCTTACTCACTAGCAACATCGAGAAGACAAGTGCTGAAGTCTTACCACTACCCCAACCACAACGAGCCGCGATGACTTTGTCTTGTCTTCCAATAGCTGTGATGATAGCTGTTTGCAATTCGTTGGGTTCAATGTTTATCATCATCTTGCCTTGTGTTTGTATTCATGTTAGATTCACTCAATCCTTTTTTATGTGGGATTGTAGTTTGTATTTTGTATTCGTAAAGCTAACCTTGTTGATCTTCTGACTCTTGATCAATGAGGTTTTCTTTTTTGGCTATATTGACAAGCATACTCTTGACAACGTCTTGACCTGTTTGCTTTTTGATTGTGACATCAACCTCTTGCTTGGCTGACCAACTATCTCGGAACCGTCTCTCGAGTATCCAAGCTTTAGCTCGCCAATCATCATCCATCACAATCGACTCGACAAGAGCTGCCGCGATATCACTTTCAGCCGCATTGATCATGTCACGAAACTCATCGATCTCATCCTTCCAACGATAGAATGTTCTATCTGAAATACCCGCAGCTTTACATGCTCCTTGTATGGTAGTTCCTTTGAGCAAGTATGTGATGATGATGTGAGCACGATCCTGCGAGTACTTGTATTTCTTCGCGTGCGAGGGTTGTGCGACGTCTTTGACTTCTTGAGGACGTGTTGATTCACGTCTTCCAAACTCTGTGAGATCTTTATTATCCATTAGAATGGCACATCATTTGAAGATGTTGGAAGTACAACAACTTGATTCGATTGACTTTGATTCTGTTGGTAAGTATCCCAACCAGTTTGAAAGGTTGACACCTGTGGCACTGCTTGTGGTTGTCCCCAATTCGTTGGTTGTGATTGTCCCCAAGGAGATGTTTGAGCAGGTTGGAGTTGAGGTTGTGGACGTTGCTGTGCTTGTGTCGCTTGTCTCTCCCTGTTTGGTGAACTCAAGAACTCGACATAGTCAACAGACACAGACCAATCAACTCGATCATTCCCATTCTTATCAGTGTATCGTCTTGATCTAATAGGTCCTCGAATGCAAACACGTGATCCCTTAGCAAGTCCTCGTTGACAATGTTCAGCACGTTGACCAAATGCCACCACGTTGAACCACGTTGTTGAGTCTTCACCCTTGATCTTTTCAGTTACAGCAATAGACATCTTACATATCTTTGTTCCTGATGCTGTCTCTGAAAACTCTGGATCTCTTCCGAGGTATCCTATAATGATTAAATTATTCATTGTTGTATTCTTCCTTTGAGAGTGTCTCTCATATACTGCGCTTGTTGTAATGCTGTCTTAATGTCAATAATCTCACGTTCTTTTTTTGCGAGTTCAACATTGGGATCTCGTGACTCAAATGTTTCAAGCTGTTCGCTCATGAGTTGTCGGACTGCTTCAGAACGTGTGATATGAAAATGTCTTGAGTACTCTTCAATCAATCTCTGCTCACGTCGTGTGACTGATATTGAGACTTGTACTTTTCTTTCATCGTCATCTATCATTTGACTAGTACCTCCTTTTTGATAATGATAATGTACTGAACATCTTTTCAC